CGATAGCGGGCAGTCTGTTCAACTGGCATGACATACTCGCCAGCCGTAACCATCGCCAGAACATTGTCTCGACCGCTCGGTCCAGTAACAATTCCGCCCTCGTAGAACTTTGAAATCATCTTCATCATTAAAGCTATTCCACCGAGTGCAAGAGCCTGACCAATGAACGGCAATGAACTGTAAGCCTTAAAGAAGCCAGAGACTGCTGTTCTTAAATTTGAGCCAGTCTCTGCCTCATTCAAGGTGAGCTTTGCACCTGTTGTTCCTTCGGCACTTGCAAGAGATACCTTATCACCAAACAGCTGTGCCTTGACTATCTTGCCAATAACTCCGAATATACTGCTTCCGAGATTACTCCAAATAGCCTTCATCTTCTCCGCACCAGTCTTTGAGCTGTCCAGAATCGAACCCCAAGCGTTGTCAAACGAGGAGCCAAGAGCCGATTCCATTTCATCGGCAACAACAAGAACCTCGTCCCTAACGGCGTTTACATCATTACTTAAATCAGAAGTATCAATTCCAAATTCGCCTGTTCCAGATTCGCCTGTTCCAGATTCATCAACTACCTTCTCAGCCTCACCCACTCCAGTATCGGATTTTATTCTGTCAATTTCAACCTTCGCCGTTTTGGCAATTTCGACAATTCTCTCGGAGCTTGCTTGTGCTTCGTCTTCAAGTTGCTTGTTGTTAGCGTCAATTGCTGTCTTGGTATCAGACCGTATCCCATCAACGGTTGCCTTGTGTTCACTTCTAATTTCTACAAACTCGGCAGAAACGGAATCGGCTGTACTAGACCAGATGCTAGCAACCTCATTTTTCACACCAGAAGCAACATCGCTCATATTTACCGACAAAGACTTCTTCGCCCTTTCCCAATGCTTCCTCGCGTTAAGGGGGTCAGTAATCACCTTGCCAAGATTTGACATTGCTTCACCAACATTTCTGCCCATTTGTTTTACGGCACCCCAAACGCCTTTTAACACAATCACAACCGTTTTTAAGTAAGCCCAGTAAAACTTTCCACCAGCCTTTAATGTAGCACCGATTAAGGCGAACGAATACTTTGCATTTTCTACAAAAATCAAGATATCCATTTTTGCATCAAGCAGGTTGTTTTTGATATGACTAGCTAACCGCTTGAACTGAAATCTCATCTTCTCAATTGCAACGTCAACAATCTCCTTTGTCTTCGCCCAAACAACGCCCCAACCACCGAGCTCCTCAACAACGGCACGGAGCTTCTCAACAAGGGCAGAGATAATTGCAATCAAAACACCGATTCCAATTATAATCATTGATATAGGATTCGCCGACACAACCGCATTGAAGATTGCAAAGGCAGTCGAGACGGTGTAAAGAACAGTTGCGAAAATTGCAAGCCCTTTTATTGCACCAGTAATTAACTCGCTGTTTCTTTCAAGGAACCCAAAGGTAGCTGAAAAGGCATCTCGAAGCCAGCCAAGCGAATCCCATAAACCAGTAACCGAACTCCAGAGTTGCCCGAGTAAATTAAGAGCAAGGGATACAGCTCTCGCTAAAACATTTATAATCTTATTCATCGCTTCGGCGACAACTTTCTTGTTCTCATTGACCCAAGCTGAAGCCCTCCTGAATCCATCAGTAAGTTTGTCGCCAAAGCCATCTCCAGCTTCGCCACCTCTGAATATCTCAATCATCAAATCTTCAACGGCACTCTTTAGAATGTTAGCCTGATTCTTCGTTGTGTTCATTTGGACTTCATACATTTCATAAGCGGACTGCGTGCCAGTTACGGCTTCCGTCATATCATCAAGACCTGCTTTACCTGCGGACAAGGAGGCTAGGATTCCGCTTGCCGCCCTCGTCCCAAATAGGTTGAACATCTCCCCAGCCGACAATCCAGCTTCTTCAATCTTTCCAATCACCGCAGAAAATCCATCGCTTTCAACAGTTGTTTCGCCGAGAACTTTCTTTAAGTCATCGCCACCTTTTGCAAGTTTCGCAAGAACCATTCTCAAGCCTGTTCCAGCCATCGAACCTTTTAGCCCTGCATTATGCAAAACAGCCAAAGCACCTGTTGTTTCTTCAACTGACATTCCAAGTTGATTGGCAACTGGCGAAGCGTACTTCATAGACTCCGACAGCCTCGACAGGTTAAGCATAGAGTTTTGAATACCAGCACCAAATACATTCACAACCCTGTCTGTTTCGGTTGCGTCAAGACCAAACACCCTCAACGATGAGGCAACAAGCTCTGCACTCGTTCCCATCTCTCCCATTGTTGCACCAGCGAGTTTGGTGACGCCTTCTGTTGAATTGAAGACTTCGTTGGCTGTCATTCCAGAAGAAGCAAGGCTATACATTGCCTCGCTAGCTTGACTTGCGGTGTAGGCGGTTGTGCTCCCAATTTCGCGAGCTTTGACGGTTAGGCTCTCAATGACAGAATCTAACTTACTTCCCGAGCCATAAAGCCCAGTCATGAGTGAACCGACATTCGCCATCGACTGCTCAAATCTTGCACCGACAACAGCAGAAGAAGCTCCAAGAGCAACGAAAGCCAACGCTCCCGTCTTGGCAATGCCAAGAATAATCGCATTCGCCTTTGTCCTGAACGCCTGAAGGCTGGCATTAGCAGAAGCCAAACCAGCCTTCATTGAATTGTACGCTCTTAAATAGATTGCAACTTCACGCTTCATTGCTTCGCCTTTGCTTGTCTATTATTAAAATCATTGACGGTATCCTCTATTATATCAAGGTAACCCATAATGCCCTCTGGTTGGTCTAGCAACCCGCCATCAACAGGAAGTTGACAATATGCCTTCGCCCTCTTCCAGAGCTTCAAATAGAAGTTTGCCCGATGTGTTAGCTTTGGCTGTGAATCAATTGGACAAACTTCGCAATAGTAGTCTGGCTTATCACAGGTCAGGCAGTTCAGAATCTCGATGTTCTTGTCTTGTGCTTTCAGCAGAAACCGAACTGCCTTACCTACTCCTCTGCGTCCTCTTCGTCTTCACCAATCAAATCATTTATCTTGTTCAAAATTGACTTGGTAATCCAAGAAGGCAACCTGTCATAAGCCTTGTGATTGATAGTTTCAATCGGACTCCCATCTTCCTTCTCCAAGCCATCAAGAGCGAAAACTCCACGACAAACTTTTGCACGAATTACCGTGCCTGTGTTCATCTTGGACTTTCCTTTCTTGTCAATTTCCATCATTTGGTTCGACAAGACTCTTTCGTCTTCTCCATTCAATCCCTTAATCCAAGCAGTTATATAACCCGCGACTTCGTCACCATCTTTCGCTTGCTGTCCGTTTGCTTGATACGCCATCTTGTGTTCGTAACAATCCTCTTTCTGGATTGTTGTTTTTAGAACATACGCCATTGCTCGCCTCTTCTCTTGTTTAGGTGTAAACGCCTGTGGTATCGTCTTTTACCGTGATGATGACCAATGGGTCGCTAGCATCTTGAAACGCCTTGCAGGACAAGGTCGCAGTAATTGTATCTTCACCAGCTCCAACCTCATCGCCAAAGCTACCAGCTATAGTTGCGTTTGGAATTACCAAACTTACCTGCTGGTCGGTATCAGCATACAACGTCATGCTTATGGCAACCGAACCTGTTTGCCCAATCCAAGCATCAAAAGCATCTGTTGCGTTTGCATCAAACTCTTTTGTAATCTCAAAAGTAAGCTCTCTCATTCCCTCGGTAATTCCAGTTGGCTGTTCCGAGTTCGCAGAGATGCCAGTTCCCTTTTGAGCCCTCGAATAATTAACCTTTAAGCCAGTTATGTTTTTATCTGCGGATGAAGCTCCTCCAGCGTAACCAACTGCAAAACTAGCGGAAGCGTGTTTGAGCCACTCCCAACTGATAGGCTTTCTAAACTTCGTGCTGACAATTGACGGTGACAGAGCGGTGTAATATGTCGAATCCAAATCGCACAAGAGACCACTTGCTTCCATCGTTGCAAATCCACCATCTGCGATTTCAAAAGATAAAGAACCAACCTTACCGCCAAGACCTGACATCGTAGGAGTTGAACTTCCCAAGTCAACGCCCTTGTCAATGCTTGGGCATAGATACTTGGAATCATCATCTGGTGTAATCGTATGCGTATCAGTCGCAAAGGCATCACTACCAAGAGCAACTGCCCAAAGCCAGCCGAACATCTTTGCTGTCGGCTCGATTCCGCCAACGCTCCACTTGAAATCATGTCCTGCTTCTTCAATTGCAATTACATCTGGAGTAATTGAGTTTTTTGCCTCATATGTTTTCGGCTCGCCTTCAATGTTTCCCGAGTCGCAAATCGGGAAAACAGTCGGGGCGACTCTTGTGCTGGCGTCGCTCGCAATCGCAAGACCTACCGAGCCCTTCCACTTAGGAACTCCCATTACTTACCTGCCTTTTTCTTTGGTGCAACAGCACCGACCTTTTCAAACAAACCGCTGGCAAGCAGTATCGCCCCAGCTTTCTTTTCTACCTGATAAGTTTTGCCAGTTTCTACAAATCCGATTCCACGAATTTTAGCTGGCTCGCCATTGTACTTAAGTTTCATTTCTGCTCCTACTCTGAATCAGTGTAAACCAATTTCAAGTTTAATGTTAGCGACTGCAAGAAGTTCATTCCGTCTTCTGTTTGCATTACAGAAGTCTCCCAACTTTTAACAATCGTCTGTTCAACCGAAACAAGCCCCCAGTCGTTGTTGTCTCTGACAATGCTCATCATCTCGTCACCCATCGCCAAGATGTCCTCATAGGTTTTGTCAGAATCATCAAGAGCAACTGGCAAAATTACCGTCCAATCAACATCATCAATGTGCCTGTAACTAACGGCAGTTTGATTTTCACTTGTACCGCCACTTGCAAGAACACCGATAACTGGGAAAGCCAAAACAGGCGGGATTGCTCCCTTTACAACCATCGCTGGAGCTTGTGAACTCCAAGCGTGCGATTGCAAAGTTGATACCATCTCTGTTAGGTATGTATCTGGACTTGCCATTTTACACCTTCGCCAAATAGTTTGCGACAATTGAAGCTAGTGCGTCCGCATCTTCCTTCTGCCATAACATAAACGGTCTGGCAGGTATGTTTCCTTTGCTGTAGCCGAACTGGTGAACACCTGCGTAATGCAAGCCCGTATAAACCTTAAAATTGTTAAAGCCTAAAACCTTATGCTTGACACTCTTCATTAGCCTTCTTTTGTCTTGCAAAATCTTATGCCTGCCCTTTTTCTTGCCTCGACTTGGTGACTTCTTGAGAGCCTCCCACTTCTTCGGTCTGCCCTCTTGCTGAAAGTTTCTTCCAATAGACCTTACGCCAACAACTGCCATTCTCTTCAAAGGAAGTCTTGAACCTTTGAGCAACATCTTTGCCTCAAACCTTTTGAAGTTTGCGGTGTCGACTTGTACTTGAATCATTGCTCGTCCAAATCTAAAATTGAATCCGAACCGCCCCAGTTTTTAGCATTTCTATCCATTGAAAAACAACCGCTCGCATTATCTGAAATACAAACGCCATCTTTTGTTTCGCCATCTGCGTCTGTCCTCAATGTCTGTGAAAGCAAAGTCGGGTCGCTCTTAACTTTCATCAACTCCTTCATCGCAGACTGTCGTAAATCGCCAGCATACTCGTTCGGCTCTCTGCCGTGTTTTGAGTACATAGCCTCAAGATACATTGAGGCGGTGAGCTTCGCTGAAATCATCTGTACTAGCTCATCTGGGCTTGTAAACGGAACTTCAAACAAGGCTCTTAGCTCTGAATCTATTATGCCATCAGCTTTTGTAATATAAGCAGAAAAAGTTTCACCAGCAGTTGCTTGCGGAGCAAATAACCTGACTTCAGTTTCATCGCAGTAAGCCATTATTTTTTAACTTTCTTTTTCGCTTTAACCTTGTACCTTGCGTTAACAGCCGACGGCGATTCCTTTGGCTTCTCTTTTGGCTTTGGCTTCTCGACAGGTTCCGCAAGACCTCGTTCTAATAAATCAGCAAGGACGACTTCGTTTTTGAAGATATGCTTTGAACCCGACTTTACTAACTCGCCAAAATCTAAAACATTTGTTTTAACGGTTACTAACATTTCAAACCTTTCTTTTGGCAGAGCCAGCAATTGAAACAATGCCAGCCCTGCCTGATGCTATCCTACCAAAGTGTCCCGCAGAAAACTCTTTCGGGATTTGTAAGACCAGCCATAGCTGTTTGAGTTACAAGCACCCAACGACCAGCTGGGTCTTCATCTTCCCACGACTTAGCAAACTTGCCAGTCAAGCCTTCTGGTGCTTTGCTATCAACTGGTGGACCTTCGGCAAATTGACCGACTGCCCCAGCAGTTTTGATAACGCACATATTGCCAGCAGTTCCATTTGTTGACAGGTAGTATTTGAAACTACCTGAAACATCGTAGCCACCATCGACGATATGTACTTTCATTCCTGCAATGTTTGGAATTACGCCAGTCATTCCGTACTGGTCTTTGGTTCCATCACCAAGAAGAGCTTGTGCAGAAGTTGACTCGAATAAATATTCAAGTGCTTGGGAACTCAAATAAATATCTGTCGCTGGCATTCCAGAGTTTTGTTCAACTGTTCTCTTCCAGCCTACCAAATCGGCAAGCGGTGTTGAAGTTGCAGTTGTCGCCCAAGTAGGACTTGAAGTTGCGGAGCCAATCGTTCCGAAGTTATAGGTTTGAGTGTCTTCGCCAGTCAATGTAACCGAGCCCGTTGTCAGCTCTTGCCACATCAGATACTCCCAAGTCCTATCGAGTTGATAGTTCAGGTCTTCAAGTTCTCTTGCGAGAGCTTGCTGTCCTGCCTCTGGAACATCTTTGCCCGCTCCACTCCACCAGCGTAAAACTGATTCTGGCAGTTGTCTCTTTTCTCTCAGAGTAGCAAGAATTACTTTCTTGCGTTCTCTGTCGAGTAAAGAACTCACGCCAGCGGAAGAGTCGGCGTTTCTGAAATCCAATTTTCCTTTGCTGTTTGAAACAACATCAAAAGAAAAGTTGTCGCTCAAGGTTCTCACGGGTGTGAAAAAGTCTTTCGCTATAAGTGTGTCGCTCGGTTTGAACGATTGTACGATGCCAGTTAGGACACCATTTTTGAGGAAATTACCTGCATATGTAGACATTAGTTCACCTCCTTTTAGAACCAGATTTTACCGACAAGGTCGGTAGTTGCATTTGCGTCATGTCCGATACATTCAGTAGAGACCGCCTCACCGAGAACCATTACTGGTGCGGTGTGGTCGGTTGCTGTTGCCGTCGGGTCTCCATCTTTCAAATCGACATCGACCATCAAGATGCCTTTCGCAACTTCTGTACCATCGCTCGCCGTGTCGTCATACTGTGCATATTTCTCAGAAGCGGTAATAATCCCTACAACCAAACCCTTACGCAGAATATGTGTGTTGCTTGTGTGTCCACTATCTAAAGCGGTATCATCAATTGTAACCGTAACCGAAAGAACATTCTGCCTCGCTGGGTTTCTTGTCTCTTTCAAATAAGTTGTTACTCCTGCCATTGCTTCACCTCCAAGTGTTTACAATGTTTGTGTTATCGTCTCGGCAATCTTTTTGCCGTCTTCAAATTCTGAACTTTCGCCATCAGCTACTTGCTCTTCTTCAACTTCAGCTTTCTCTGAAAAGTCAACTTTCTTTGGTGCGTCTTCCAGTAGTGTTTGGAATGATGTCCAGAGGTTCGTCTCATCTTCGCTGTATCGCCTTGCACAAAGTGAGGTTGCTATTGCAAGAGCTTCATCTTTATGCTTTGGCAAAAGAGCACCATCATTGACGGCGTTCTCAATTACTGCGGAGCAAGCCTTACTAATCGCCTCTTGCTCGTACTCCGCAACTTTAATCTCAAGCTCTTTGATTCGTTCGAGGTTCTGCTCGTCCGCCTTTTCTTCATCAGAAAAAACTACCTCTTCATCTTTGGCACCATCTTGTGCCTCTTCAACTGTTTCTTGTGTTTCTTCAACAGCTTCTTCGCTGTTCATTTCTTTTGTTTCGTCCGACATTTTAGCGTCCTCTCTTTCAAGTTTCATTTCTGTTAATTCTGCCTCGTTGTCGAGGCTGTAACATATCTCCACAACATCTTCAGCCTGTGACAGGTAAGCCCCTAAATCAGCAAGCCCTTTTACTGCTGGCAAGGCACTACCAAGTATTGCGACATGATTCAAAACTCGACTCCAAGTCTTACCTCTATGTCTCCAGTTAAACCAGATTCCACTTGAGACGGATTTGTACAAGCCTTTTTCAATTGCCTCTTTTACAATTTCAGGAACATCGCTGAACCTTGCGAATAGCGTTCCGCCTTTTCTTTCCAATCCAGAAACCCAACCAACGGCTGGAGCGATTCCCTCATTGTGAGAGCCAAGCCTTAACGGTGGTTTCAATTCTGATTTGTTTTGATTGAAAGCATCAACCATTGCATCTAAATCAGCCTCGGTGTAAACATCACTTCTGCCGTTGCTGTCTGTCCAGTTGCCTGCCTTGAAAACTTCAACTCTCATTATTGCTCCTAGTAATCAACTTCTATTGGTGGTTGCCTCTTTGGAGGTTGTTGCCATTGCGACTCGTAAACCATCACCCAGTCGCTATCCTCATGCGTTCCATCTGTACAATCATACATAACTTGGAATTGAGAGTAGAAATCGTCAACAACCATGTCGTCAAATCCAAATGTTGCCTCGCTTGTTGCTGGTGGTGAAGACCAAGCCGACTCTTTCCAAGTTGAGGTGGTGTCGTGATAGACTTTGACTTTGATTCTGCCAGTGCAATTGAAACTTATTAATGTGAAGACGCAATTAACGCCACCTGACTGCCAGTTGTAAGATATTGGTCCCATAACAGGCAAGCCACCTCGTCCGCCTGATAAAGTTGGATTGCTCGTCATGCCTACCCCAAGAGAAAACATCAACATCACTCCTGCCTTCAGTACAAGTAAATAACAGTATAGCTAGCAAGTGTAATTGCGGTTTTGGTTCGCAATGGATAAAATGCTCCACCAGTTACAAATGTAATATCTGCGTCTGTTACTTCGTTGTGAACATCAAAGGAATCGCCACCAGCTGTTGACGCAAGGTACACTGCTTTCGTATATCTGGCTGTGTCAACTGTTGAGCGGAAGTCCAAACTTGGACTCATTGCGTGGACTGCTTGCTTTTCTGTTAGCATTTCTACTCCCTAAATTCTGAAGCCTTCAGCTGGTTCGCTTGATGGCTTTGATTGTGTTAGCTTGAATTTCTCGCCCTCAACAATTGGAATCAAAATTGAACGACATTGGTAATGGTTCGGTGGATTGATTCCGTTCAACTGCGGGTCGTCTGCTCTTAAAACTTCCTCGTTCCAATCCTCGCAGAACGGTGTTGTTCTGTCATCGATAACTGCCGAGTATTCAAACGCCTTTATGAAACCTATAACCTCTGGGTCGTGGAATAGGTCCCACCTGCCAGAGTTATATGCCTCGCTCATATTCGTGCGAACGATATTGTTGATTCTGTATGGATTCGCCAGACCTGCGTCAATCGCTCCTGCTGTTTCAAGGTACGGTTGAAATAAAGTTGTTAGCTCGTTTGCCACTTGTGTATAGCTTGCGTGGTTCTTGATTCCTTTTTGCAAGATGATTTGGGCTTGCGATAAAAGCCTGTCTCGGTGAACTCCTGAAATTGTAAAAGCCTGCCTGACATAGTACTTCATCAGGTATTTCTGAACTGGAACTTTCGTTGACCAGAAGGCGAGAACATCTTTCAAGGTGTCGTACTCTTCGCCAGCGTAATTGCTCTTCATCTTATCTTTGAACTTTGGCACGAACTCAACGCCTGTATCTTTCAATCCTCGCTCGACTTCACCCAATGCGTCAGCCACTCCTTTATGGAGCGACTGCACAAGGGTTGCTTCAAGTACCGATTTGAATTTACCGACACCGACAAGCTGTAACTTATCAACGCCAGCAAAGTCTCGGTTCTCGACAAGCTTCTTTTTCTTGATAGATTTCAATAATCCGTCAAGCATTTCTTGAGTAACGCCAGCCAAAAGTTTTGACGTAGAAAGCTCAAGAGAGTCCAGCGACTCTTTTATTTCTTCATAGTTACATTTCTTGAGGTGTAAAGATGTGGACTCTACTTGAGCAAACTCTTTGTCTGTCAAACCTGTTTCTGGTTCAATATCAACTGGAGCTTCTGGTTCAATATCAACTGGAGTTTCGGCTTCAACATCTGAAACTGGAATCTCTAGTTTCTCCCTGATGTAAGTTTCATTGGGGCTCATAATTCCAGAGCCAACAAGCTTAACAAAGGAGTCAGCTACCTCTTTGAAGTTGACCGAATCGAACGGTTCAAACTTGAAAGTCGGGTACTTCTCAACATTTGCAAAGTTGAAATCAACAAGCCGTTTGATTATTTGCTCGCCAATAATTGACTCCGAAACCTCTTCACCAATAGCGTCCAAGACCCAAGTAAAGTTGTCGCTGTGTTGTTTGCCAAGTGCGTAGCTTCCTCTGTCGCCTTCGTCGACAAGCAGTTGAGGAATCAGAATTGAACGGCTTATCATTCTGTCACAATACTTGATTGCAGATTCGTAATCGCCTCCACTCCTGCCACCTTCCAGCAATTCAAGTTGCCAGTCTTCTGGAACAACTATTGCTTTCTTGATGTGTAGCTTTGAAATGAAGTTCAGAACCGACTGCTTCTCGGTTGTGCCTGCACCTCGCTTGTGCTTTGCAACTGGTGTCGGGCTTGCGTATTTCTCAAGGTAAACATTCCAGACCATCGACAGAAGTTGCTTCGCCTTGTAATAGCGATACGCCGAAGTAAGCTCTGACTTGCCTTTGAAATCTCCTTGTGATTCGTAGTTCCAAATTACAAAGTAATCGGGGTCGAGCTTTCGGAAAGATTTGCCTTGCTGGTCTTTTCTTTGCAACAGGGAAGTCATATTGCCAAAGTCATCAGTTTCAAACTTGAATGTCTCTGGCTTCTTCGGTTTGATTGCTCGCAATCCAAACTTGCCTGTCCACTTGCCTTGTTCAATTGGCTTGTAAACAATCTCGTGGACCGATGTACCGAAAGACATCGCAGACATCAAGCTTCGCAAGAGCGTTGTAATCGTTCCGTCCATCATCTGCAACGAATCATTTACAAACTCGGCAATCTCAACATCGTAATCATCTTTGCTTGCTGGGTCGATTCTCCAACCACTCGACAATCTCGCCAGAGTTTTGAACTGACAACTTGCACGAACCTGAGGGTCGCTATCTATCATTTCTCGGAAATCTTCAACAGCCAAATCCGAGTCAGAAAATTCTATGCCATAAGCACCAAACAAATCTGCTTCGGTAGTAATTGCTTTTTCTTGAATGTTAGGTGTTTTAGCTTTCGGCTCTTCAACTTTAGAGCCATTTGCAAACAGGTTAAGAATGCCCAAGTAGAACTCCTTTGATTCATACATTATACCATAATTGCCAATCTGTTGCAAATAGTTATAAAATAACGATTGTTAATGGGTCGAATCTCTCGTATATAGGGAGTTTTGCCGTTATTGGTATACTTATATAAAGCCAATCGAAAACCTGTTAGAGCTTAATTATGAAGCTCTGACGGGTAAGGTATATATCTACATCTACTTCTATATCTACTTCTATTTATATCGGAGGGGTATCATAGAAAGGAAGATACCCTATCCGAAGTTATAAGATGGGGTATCTATTGAGCCTAAATACTCGCTACTCCACCCTTGAAAACAATCAAGCTGTCAATCAACTTAACGCCGAGTAGCTCCCCGCACTCCTCCAGCCTCTTGGTCAAGTTCTGGTCTTCAGCACTCGGTTTTGAACTACCGCTTGGGTGGTTGTGAGCAACAACTATTGAATCGCAACCACGCTCAAATCGCAATGCTGTTCTGAATACCTCTCTTGGGTGAACCAAGCAGGCGTTCAAAGTTCCTATTGCGACAACTTCTCGAAACAGAACCCTCTTGGCAGTATCAAGACCGAGAACGATGAAGTGCTCCCTCTGCGAGTCCTCAAACCCCTTCAATAACTCGTAGAAATCTTGTGCCTTTGATACCTTCGTGGGTCGGTCATAAACCTTGCTTAGTTTCATTTTTCACCCCAATTTCTTTGTGAAGTATCCATACACACAGCGACTTCCACCACGAGTTGAGTCATAGCTGTCTTGTATAATTCCATCAACTACGGTAACAACATGTTTTGAGCATTTGCAGACAACAGTTCCACTAGGTAGCTCTTCTGCTTTTAAGTGAACCCTACAACCCGAACCGATAAACATTGTCGGCGTCCACTTCCAGCCCAAATCGATAAGATACTGTTTCCATATTTTATCCTTAACGCCATTGCGTGGAGTTACCCCAGCACGAGCGTGAAGCTCCTCGTAAACCTCTGAATAATCTTTGCCCGTCGCAATTGCGATTGCCCGAACAACGCAATCGCCGACGCCCCTCGCCTTGTAATATTTACTTCTACCGCCATCATTGTAACTCCAGACACTCATGCTAGCACCACCCATCACATTATCGCTAGTTTAAGCTCTGACTCAAAAAACAGATAGCCAACTGTACTAGAATAGTCCATTATGCGCCAGCTCGCCTTACTCGGTGTGAACCAATAACGCTGTTCGCCTACATCGGGCAGATTATCCGCTTTTATTATAGTGCCGGCAGTTCCTGCTTCCAGGTTATACGACGGCATGCCGTATGGGTGGTAGGCTGTTTTAGTTGTTGCTTTCATTGTCTGCCTCCTTGTTTCTACCTCTTGTATAATCTGGTCCAGTCGAACTCTATAGAATAAAGCTTTTCAAACTCGCGTTTTGACGACGCCTTTAGAGTTCCAAGCTCTAATCTTTGTATATACTTTCCATTTT